CAACCACGTCCTTGTGGATTTTGTTCTCTGCAGCCCAGTCAAAGTAGTCGTCCCAATTAACTTGCATTTCCAAGTGAACAAAACGATTAGCCAACGAAGCAGACATAAGGAATGTAACACCTTTATAAGATTCACGGTTACCTGCAGCAACAATTGAAACGTTATCTGGCAAACTATAAGTACCGACCTTACGATTCAAAACCAAGTGATAAGCAGCAGCTTGTACACTAGGAGCCGCACTATTCATTTCGTCCAAGAACAAAATAATGTTTTTATGTTTAGCCGCAAACTCTTTGCTAGGCAATTCACTAGGCGGTGCCCAAACCATAGTGCCTGTATTGCTATCAAAATAAGGAATACCTTTAATGTCAGTAGGTTCCCACAGGCTCAAACGCACATCAATAACATGAGCATCAAGCTCAGTACCAAGTTGTTTAATAATGTCGGACTTGCCAATTCCTGGAGGACCCCACAGGAAAATTGGACGCTTGTTATTAAAGGCCTTGCGCAAGGACTTTTTAGCACCGTTTGGACCAACTGTGCGGCTGGAAATTTCTGCCATTTTGTTTCCTATCTTAGTTAAAAATTGTTGTTACGAATAACGTTGTCTATGTATGTATTATAACGCCTATCTGTATTTGCGTCAACAATTTTTTTATCTAATTAGTCTGTTTTGGCTAATTCTTTTTCCCGCTCATTCATCGCTTTGATAAGTCCAAACTTTCTAATGTCGTCACTAAACAACATTAGCTCAAAACTCTTGCGCTCAGAAAATACTGTAATTGACATATTGGTAAGATAGTACGGACAATCTACATATCTTTCCAAAAATATAATTGTTTGGGGACTGAGTTCGATTGGTTCAGTAAATGGAATCTCGTACTCTTTCAAATCCAATTCTTTTACCAAAAATTCATACCCTTCGTCACTAAGCCGAAATGCAGTTTCTTTTCCTACTCGGGTACTTTGCCACCATTTACGAGAAAATAGTTTGAGATTAGCATCATCAATACTCTTACCCCATTGTTGTAAAAATATTTTGGTTAATGCATCTCGGGTTATCATTTTACAATCGATCCTTCGGTTAGCTTAACTACTTGAAAATCTTCTGTACCGTAGGTTAAGTTTAACTTCTTGGCTAAATTGATTGCATGCCCAGGGTTACTAAATGATACTTTTTTGTACTTCGGGCCAGGGTAACTCGTGAGGCTATTAAAACTCTTTAAATTAAAGGGTTTATTTTTATAAAATACAGCCCAAATTGCTTCTGCTTCCAGAACTTGTTCTGCTTTATAATTTTTCCTGTTTACGTACTCAAGTAGTACTTGCGGCTTCGGTCGACTCATTGCGTATCCTCGAATATATACGCATATATTTATCTCTATTTGTCCTTAAAACCGCCACCATCCATACTAACAGTAATAACCTCTGTTTCTGAACTATTTTTTAGCTCTAAAAACAATGCTGTATAGTCTTGTAATAGCTTATCTTGTATCTCTAACAAGGCAAGATTTAGTAGACGTGCTTGCTGAATAGGCATTTTAATTTCTTTACTTTGCGTTAATTCAGCAGCACGTAATACTTGTGCAAACTGTGTAATTGGTGTTAAATTAATCTGATTTGACATTAGACAATACTTGTTTCATTTCAAATTCAGTTTTAAACGGTCCTTTAAATTCATTACGTTCTAGTGTAATGACCTTAGGGCAGAATGATTTAACCCATCCTTTGTTAAACTTGATAGTATAGTAGCCTGCGCAATACAAACTCTTGCTGGCATTACTCTTAGTAAACAGGGGTAATTTACGGCGCACATCATACATGGCGTTGTATGGAGTTACACTGGTAGGGTATCCGTGGCAGTCGTTGGGTTCCGATTGACTGACTTTAACCTTTGTACTGGTTAAGAAAAAGTTAGAACCAAATTGTTTTGTGAGGTCTTGTTTTTTATTAAACATTACTTCACCGTTACTATTAGATAGTACGAACTTATTATTTTCTTTTTTGTGTAGTGTTGCAACTTTAGAACCGTCTTGTTCTACAATCCAAAACTTACCATCCACAATAGGCTTGGCGTATATTTCTGTCATATTTTTCTCCTTGATATTATTCAGCCCCGTAGGCACTAGAATAATGTGTGTATTTATTCATTATTTTGACTATCAAAAGGCCATTTTGGCATAGATTCTTTAATTTCTGCCATAGTAGGCCGTTTTTCTAATTTTACATTTTCTTCAATGACAGTGCCATCATCTTCGCATAAGCTAACTTGGAATGGTGCATATACAAGAACAGATGTATCTTCTTCTTGCCAATCGTGTTCGCCATCAAATAGCCAACCTGCTCCGCCTTCGTAGTAAGCTTCTCGAATGGCTTCTTGTTCTTCTTCGGTGATATCGTCGCTGTATTCTATTTCAATATTAATGCTATCATCAAACTCACAACCCCACCCAGGCTCAGATTTGGCATAGGCAACCTGGCTATCTTCATAGGGCAAGTTACAGTCCATATCATCTTCAATAAAGCCTTGACCCCAGCGGAATGTTTTGTCTAGATTAAACCAGCTAATAGACCCGTCCGCATTGTTGCGATACATTTCTACATGCCAGACAATGCTTTTCTTTTCAAGCGGAGTTATACGATATACAGCCATGACATTACCTGATTAAAGTAACTCGTATTCTTCTTTACCGCAACCACACTCGGGGCAAAGGAAATCTTCTGGTAGATCATCCCATTTACCTTCTGTTTCTTCATCGTGGACATGACCACAAACTATGCATACGTGTTCCATTATAGTGCCTCCAATTTTGCTTGATATGCTTCAGCATGACGCTTTTCAATTTTGCTCAATGCGGCAAAACGTTTTTCTGCTTTTGCTAAAACAGCTGCAAATTGCTCTGCATGTTCTTTACTTTCGGCAATTTGATCTTGTGCTTCTTGTGCAGCGGCAACATTGCCTTCGCTGATAGCAATAGCTTCAAACTGTGGGTACATTGTAGTAAACTCGTAAGTTTCACCTTCAATTGCTTTTTCCAAACATTCTTTAGTTGAAGGTTTACCGATGAGCAATTCCAAATGACCCCATGCGTGTTTGAGTTCTTGATCTGCGGTATGTTCGAAGTGCTTTGCAATTTCTTCATGACCCTCTTCGCGAGCAATCTTTGCAAAGTATCGATATTTGATATGCGCTTGGCTTTCGCCGGCTAACGCACTGCCTAAATTTGCTAATGTAGCTGACATTTTTTTCTCCTTATTGATCTAATGGCAACGAATTCCACTCTTTAATTAGAGCGATAACTTCATCTTCTGTATTACACAGAGTTTTTGTAGTAGCCCAGTCTTCTTTTTTATTGCGACCACCAATCTCTACCATCCATCCGTTGTCGTAACGATTGATAGAAATATTTTCATTTACTTTTGCTAGTTTAGCTAGTTGTGACATTTAGTTCTCCTTGATATTTGGCTTGAAATGGTTCTGCATACTGCTGAATATTATCAGCAATCTTTTTCATATCCCATGCATTGCAGAATTTTAACATGCGAATTCCTACTTGATCTACAGTTTTGGATACAGCATTTGTTTTAATTGTTTCTACTATTTTTTCTTTAATGTCTGCAGGTTGTGCTGTTAAATCACATAGCTGTACATTACGCTGATAATCTTCTAGTACTCTGTGTTCGACGCCGTTATGGTCAACCCATCTCTGAAGCATGAGATTGTTCCACGCATATCCGCGGCTTTTACGATCTTCGAACGCTTCAGTAAGACCAACTTTGTTTTTAGAACCTTTAGTACGCACACCTGGATACGCCGAGAAGACATTATCACTGGTATCACCACGCATACATTTCTCGAACAGCATCCATTCTGGATCTTGTGCTGGCTTTGGCTCGCCTGTCTTTTTGTCTTTAACGGGTTTGCCTTTGGCATCGAAGATTCCTTCGTGTGTAATATGTAAATCTCCCACGCCGTTATATTGACTAACAGTAGGACTTACCAATTGTGCAAAATCTCCATCTGTCGAAATAATAACGTGCTTTGCTTCTGGGTGTGCTTGAATCCAGCCAGCAATCAAATCGTCAGCTTCTAGATTAGGATGTTGTATTACAGTGGCATTAGTCTTTTCTGTAATAAACTTTTTAAATTCGTCAAATGCTTCCCAGAACAATTTATCTTCTTCTTGTTCTCGTTGTGTCATTGCCGCACGATTCTCTGCACGATTTGCTTTGTACGGCTTATAAAAATCCTTACGCCAGCTTCGACCCTCGAGGCAGAACACTACATGACTACCATCAAAATCGTTCCATGCTTTTTTGATACTATTAAGTGTAATATGAAAAGCCATGCCGAGTTTAATATCAGCAGAGCCTTGTACTACATGTCTAGCACGAAAAAATGTGTTAGCAGTATCAACAATAATATATGTCATTTAACTTCGGCCTTTCCGCCACCTAATTTACTTACATTAATAAAACCTGCACTTGATCGACTAGGATCTTGTCCAGCCTCAGCAAGCATATTACCCGCTAAATCTCTGAACCAACGATCTACGATCTCTTCGTCCGGGTCACCGTCAAAACCGTAACCCGCTTGCTTTAATTGTACTATAAACAAGTCGTTCCAGTCAAGCTCAAAAAAGCCATTACGAACATTATCTGGATTAATTTTAGTATCCAAAACAGATACATATGGTTCGCCTCGAGCCGTTGCCCTAGCTTTTGGATCCATTTTAGCTTGCTCTTCAGCTTCTTGTGCCAGTACAGTTTCGGCAACCGCTTTATCTCTAACTATTTGAAGAGCTTCTTTTTCAGCTTGCAATTTATCAATGCCAAGCCATTTTTTTAATAATGTTTTCATTCTATATCCTTATCTCTATTACTACATATAAATTTAATAATTAGTGCCAACACAATAGTCCATCCAACTATCATACAACACCAAAAAAATAAATTAGACATTATTCATCTCGTTAGTCAATGA